ACTATCGGCAACAGAAGAACTTATTGCAGCGATGAAAAATCTTACCGCTGCACTTAACGGCGAGAACTTAAAACCCGCTGCAAAAGCAGGTGCATCGGCTGCATCAGCACCGATTGCACAGCCCGCAACGCCTGCTTTTGCAGCGATGAAAAAGCTTACCGCTGCACCGGTACCTGGTGCACCTTTGAGTGCGACACCTGCCCAGACGGCAACCCCGATTGCCCCCACGGTCCCTGTTGCCGCGCCTGCCCCCGCCGCAGCACCTGCGGCTAATGTAGCACCGGCTCCCGCCGTTCCGACCTCTGCACCGCAGTACACGCTTGATATGATTGCAACTGCAGGCTCGGCGCTTATTGATGCCGGAAAAATGGATCAGCTTATGCAGCTGCTCGGTAAGTTTGGCGTGGTAAGCCTTACAGAACTTGCACCCGAAAGCTACGGCGCCGTTGCAAATGAATTAAGAGCCCT